GCGTCGGATGTGTATAAGAGAGACGAACGACCGCATCACCCAGGACTACGTCGGCGATGTGCTGGCGCAGCACGCCGACGTAGTCCTGGGTGATGCGGTCGTTCCGTTCGAGGCGCGCTAGGCGCCTTCGGTCCTCGGTGCGGTCCTCTTGGAGCTGGTCGATGATCGCGTTCTCGCGCGAGCCGAGGCGCTGCATGCGGGTCGTGATGATCGCGCCGACGACGGTGACGATGACCACGAGGTAGGGCGCGAACGTCTGGATCACCGGGAGCCACTCAGGCGTCTCGGTTCGGAGCATTCGACCGTCCTCTCGAGGTGCGGAGGAGCGTGAGGAAGATGAGCGCCGGGAGGATGTAGGCGGTCGCCGAGAACCAGTCACGCGAGGGCCGGTGCTCGACTGCGGAGACGGTGTACCCGAGCAGGTAGGCGACGCCCCAGCCGAACATCAGCCCGATGAGGAACCCCCACGCGAGCGCGTCGTCGCGGGTGAAGGCCCGGTAGATGCAGCCGGCCGCGACCGTCAGCCAGACGCCGCCCCAGACCGCGATCGGGAAGTTCGCCGAGATCAGCTGCAGACCGATCGGGAGCTCGTCGGGCGGCCCGCCGATCGGCAGGTAGGCGACTCCGCGGGCGAGGCAGTAGATGCCGCCGAGGAGCAGCGCGGCCCCGCGGTTCCCGTTCAGGAACCGGACCAGGGTGCGCATGACTCAGCGCTCGGCGGAAGGCACGTCGCCGGCCTCGGGCGGCTCGGCGTAGTTGGCCGTGACGGCGCCGATCGCGCGGACGCGGTTGTCGACGTTGGTGAGGCGCTTCTCGATGCGGGCGAACGAGCGCGCGCCGGCGACCTGCATGATGTAGACCCGGGAGAGCAGGTCGTCGGTGGTGAGCTGCACGCCGTTCGCGTCGACGTGCTGCAGGTCCTCGCCGGTGTCGCCGAGGACGTTGAGGGCTTCCTGGATCTTGCCGAGGTCGGTCATGTTCTCCTCCTGGAGAGTGTCGGTGTAGCGGCGGAAGTAGATCTCGGGGTCGCGTGCGACGCCTTGCGGGTCGCGGACCTCGAAGTGGAGGTGCTTGGCGGTGACGTTGCCGGTCGCGCCCTGCACGCCGATCGCCTGGCCGGCCTTGACGTGGTCGCCGACCTTGACGAGTGCCTGCGACTGGTGGCAGTACCAGGTCTCGTAGCCGTCCTCGTGGCGGATGCGGGTGCGGCGGCCGTAGGCGCCGGCCATCGCGACATCGACGACGACGCCGTCGGCCGCGGCGTAGATCGTGTCGCCGTTGCCCCAGCCGTAGTCCTGGCCGTAGTGGATGGCGGGCGAGGTCTTCGTCGGCAGGTCGCCCTTGCGCGGGCCGAAGCCGGTGTTGATCGAGCCCGGCGAGGGCCGGGCGGTGAGCATGAAGGTCACGGCGTGCTCCTAGTGGTCGTTGGCGATGAAGAGGCGGCCGTCGGAGGCGACGGTGAGGTTCCCGGTCGGCGAGCTCGCGCGGACCAGGCGGCCGTCGGTGGCGACGGTGAGGTTGCCGCTGCCGGACGCGACGCGGGCGAGGCGGCCGTCGGCGCCGACGGTGAGGTTGCCGCTGCCGGTCCCGGGGTCGCCGGGGTCTCCGGTCCCGGGGTCGCCGGGGTCCGTGGGGTCGGCGCCGCCGGCGGTGATGAACTTGGTGAAGTCGACGCGGCGGCCGGCGCCGTCGAGGCCGTGGACGTGGAGGTGGACGTCGCCGCCGTAGTCCGCGCCGTTGGCGGAGGCGCCGGACCAGCCGATGACGGCGCCCTCGTCGTAGTGCTGCGCGGCCGCGAACCGCGACTGGTGCTGCACGACGATCGCGACCATCGGTCCGGCGGCCTCGGGCGGGTAGCCGGCGGCGGGGAGGATGCGGTTGAGGGGCTGGTCGAGGATGAGGATCGAGCGGCGGCCGGCGGAGCCGACGGACCCGGCGGCGTACTCGCCGCTGCCGCCGGAGGTGCGCAGGGTGCCGGCAGCGGGCGCGCGCAGCGGCGTGCCGTAGCCGAGGGGGTAGTCGATGCCGCCCGCGGAGTAGGAGCCGTGGTCGGCCCAGGTGCCGGTGACGCGGTAGCCGGCCCAGGGGTTGTAGGGCATCAGCTGCTCGGCAGGTTGTGCAGGTAGATCGCCTTGCCCTTGAGCTCGATCCACGCCCCGTCCGCGCCGTCGGGCCCGGTGATCTGGACGCCGTCGCGGCTCATCGTGATCGTCGCTCCGCCGCCCTCGATTCTGAGGCCGTTCTCGTTGAGTCGGACGGTGCTCTCCCAGGCGCGGATCTCGAGCGGGACTCCGAAGCTGGTGAGGTACCCGGTGCTGCTCTCGTAGAAGAGCTGCATCGACTGGCCCGTCTCGCCGGACTGCGAGGCGACGAAGCGGCCGCCGCCCTTCACGTGCACGCGGCCGACGACGTCGAGCTTGCCGTAGACCTTCTGCGACCCCTGGCGGGCGTCCTCGCCGTCGGGCTTGCCGACGATGAGACCCTCGGGCGAGGTGATCTCGAGCGCGCCGCGGGAGACCGAGGAGAACCCGATCGGCGCCTGCGCCTGCAGGGCGTGGATCGCGTCCCAGAGGCGTGCGAGCTCACCGCGGTCGACGTCGTTGATCTTCACGGCTACCTCTTCTGGACGGTCAGGGGGACGTTCCCGGAGAGGTCCCAGCGGTAGGCGATGACCTGGTGCTGGTGGCCTCCGGGCGGGCTGTCAGGGATGTAGAGGTCATCCCTGACGTGCAGGGAGATCCGGTCGCCGAGGCGCAGCTGGGCGAGGTCCCGGCCGCCGGCCGTGGCAGGCTCGGCGCGCATCGTGTAGGCCCACTGCTCGATCGGTTCGCGGTTGGTGACGAGGTCGGAGATCGCGTGGTCGTCGAGGTCGGCCTGGTCGTCGATGTCCTTGTAGGAGTCAGCGCGGTCGCGGATCATCGCGGCCGAGCCCGAGTAGCCGTAGGCGAAGCCGACGCGCATGCTCGCCTCGGACCCCTTACCGAGGCCGATGCTGCCGGTGCGGAGGTCCTGGCCGTTGAGCCGATAGCGGACGCCGCTGAGGGGCTGCTCGGGCGCGTCGAGGTTGAACTCGAAGTCGCCGGACTCGAGGTGCGGACTGCCGGTGCGGACGACCCACTCGATCCCGCCGTCGGCGCGGTAGCGGGGCTCGAAGTCGACGTCGGGGCCCTCGTTGAGATTCTGGATCTCGGTGAAGGCGCGTTCAGCGGTCCAGAGCTCGTAGAACCACCAGGTGCGGTCGATCGGGCCCGAGCCGTCGTCGGGCAGCACGAGGGGCAGGTTCCACTCGCCGCCGCGCCCCTGCGTCGCCTCGAGGAGGATCTTCCGCAGGGTCGCCGCGTGGCTGCGCGCCGTGACGGAGCGGGTGCCGTTGGGGTAATCCTGCGGGTTCGCCGGGTAGAGGAAGCGGTTGGAGAGGAAGTCGCGCACGCAGACGCTGCGGATGGTCGCCTGCTGCTTGGCTCGGTCCCACGGTTCGAGGGAGTGGATGTAGCCGGCGTACTTCGGGACGCCGTCCCACGCGGCGACGATGATGCGGTTCCAGAGCGGCCCGAGCAGGCCCTTCCAGTTGAACCCGTCGTCGCGCTGCAGCTGGAAGGTGTGGGTGCCCTGCCCGACGCCGTTGAGGACACGGTCACCGGAGGAGGCGATCGGGCGGACGTTCGCCTGCAGGAGGTTCCCGTTATGGCCCTCGTGGATGCTGTGCGTCCAGACCATGCGCGCCTCCTAGACGTAGGTGTCGGTGAGGTAGGTCCTCAGGTCCGCGTCGACGGCGCCGGAGAGAAGGTGCCTCACCTGCTGGCCGTTCGAGATGGTCCACTGGCCGGGGCGGGAGATGCCGCCATAGACGACCTCGCCGTCCACCCGGAGGGTTGTGTCGCGCAGGTCGATCGCGTGCGTCTCGCCGCCCCTGAGGGCCCGCGTGACGGTGAGCTGCTGGCCGACGGGCCCGGTGATCGTGTAGCCGTTGGGCGCGAACCCCTCGACCTCGAAGCGGGGGATCGCGGGGAAGTTGCCGTAGTGGAAGGCGGCCTCTCGCTCGAAGGCGCGCTCCTCGCCGTACTTCCGCGGGTCGGGGTAGCGCAGCTGGATCTGCCAGCGCGCGAGACGCGGATTCTCGGCCAGGACCGCGAAGGTGGGCAGCGACGTCGCTAGCTTCCCGCGGGCCCACTGCGTGACCTGGCCGCGCTCGACGGAGACGATCTTGGACGCGCCCGAGGAGACGATCCCGGTGAGGTACTCGCCCAGCTGCGCGGTCTTGCCGGGGGTGGGCGAGACCGCGTAGCCGGAGAAGGAGGTGACCCGGGCCGCGAGGTAGGAGGGAAGGTCGTACTCGCCGTGCTGCCCGTCGCGCTCGACGGACGTGAAGCGGATGTCGACTCCCCCGTCCCAGCCGGTGAAGCCTCCGGGCTCGAGGAAGAACCCCGTGGCGAGGCCGCGGCCGCTGCCGTGGATGGCGAGCCCGTTGACGGTCACGAGCATTAGCGAGCTCCTCGCAGTTCGTAGTTCAGCTGGTCGCTCGCGACGCGCGCGATCTCGCCGGCCGAGGTCCCGTCGCCGCCGTAGATGTTCTGCGTCACCTGCGGCCCGCCTCGGTTCGCGTTCCCGATGTCAGGGTCGACCGTCGCCCCTCGGGGCAGGGTGAGCAGCTCGGGGCCCCGCTCGCCGACGATGACCGAGCCGGCGCCGGTGACGGTGCCGCCCTGCCAGAGCATCGGGATGTTCGGGATCGAGAGGGAGATGCCGATCGCGTCGCCGACGACGCCGGTGATGCCGTTGACGCCGTCGATGAGGTCGTTGATCGGCCGGATGATGTTGTTGATGAGGTCGGTGACGAAGGACACGACGCCTTCGAACGCGCCCCGGATGACGTCCCCGATCGTGTTGAAGACGGTCGCGAAGGTGTCGCCGATGGTGTCGAGGATCCCGGCGATCGTGTCCCAGGCTCCGGTGAAGAAGGAGATGATCCCGTTCCACAGGCCCGACCAGACGGCGCCGATGAGGGCGCCGACCGTGGTGAAGACGGCGAGGACGAGGTTGATGTAGCCGGTGACCGCGCCGACGATCCAGTTCCAGACGCCGCCGACGAAGTCGCCGATGCCGGTCCAGAGGCCGTTCCACCAGGCCGAGATGATCGCGCCGATGATCTGCAGGCCGCTCAGGAAGTTCGTGAAGACCTCGGAGACCCAGGTGGTGAAGCCGGTCCAGATCTCGACGATCCAGTTCCCGAGGCCGCCCCACATCTCCGACCACCAGGCGCCGAAGGCGTTGAGGCCGTCGGTGATCCAGCCGATGAAGCCGCCCCAGATGTCGGTGATCGTGGCGACGACGGTGTCCCAGTTGAGGACGAGCAGGACGATCGCGGCGATGAGCGCGACGATGCCGACGACGATCCAGGTGATCGGGTTCGCGAGCAGCGCGATCGTCGACGCCCAGATCGACGCCGTCCAGGCGACGAACGCAGCGACCAGGCCGACGCCGATGACGCCGGCGATGACGCCGACCGACTCGGTGTTCTCGCCGACCCAGGTGCCGAGGTCGTTGAGCAGCGGCATCGCCGCGGTGAGGCCGTCGCCGAGGGCGGTGAAGACCGCGGTGGCGATCGGCTCGAAGGCCTCCATCGCCTTGTTGAGCGTGATCTGCCAGCGCTCGGCGAAGTCCATCGTCTCCTCGCCGACGCCGAGGATGGTGTCGCCGGTGGCGCCGGTGGCCGACATCAGGTCGTCCATGTTCAGGACGCCGTCCTGCAGCGCGCCGACGAACTGAGAGGCGCCCTTCGTGCCGAAGACCTCGGACGCGAGGTTCAGCGCGGAGGCGGTGTCGCCGGCGTCGACGAAGGACTGGATCTCGCCGGTCACGCGCTGGAAGGCGGCCTGCGGCTCCTCGCCGTCCTTCGCGAGGTTGATCATGCCCTTCGACATCGACCCGAGGATCGCGGTCGAGTTGAGGCCAGCCTTGTCGAGCGTGCCCATCAGCGACACGGACTCGTCGAAGCCGAAGCCGAGGTTCTGCAGCGCGGGCGCGACGGTCTGCACACCGGACGCGAGCTCGTTCATGCCGACGCCGGTCGCCTGCGACACCTGGAAGAGGCTGTCCATCGCGCCCTCGACGGCCTGCCCCTCGATGCCAAAGGCGGTGAACGCGGCCGACGTGGCCTGCACGTCGACGGCCTCGCCGAGGATGCGGCCCGCCTCGAGGTACTGCTTGCCGACGGTCTCGAGGGTGTCGCCGGACAGCCCGAGCCGAGTGTTCAGGTCGGCGACGGTCTGACCGGCCGCCTCGAAGTCCGTCGGGATCGAGGTCCCGATGTTCTTCGCGACCTCGGAGAGCCCCTCGAGCGCCTCGCCCTGCGCGCCGGTCCCGACGCGGATGGTGTCGGTGATCTCGTCGAAGGTCGACCCGATCTCGTACAGGCCCTTGAACGCGCCGACGACGCCCGCGACGATGCCGGCGCCGGCGAGCGCCTTGACCATGCCGCCGCCGAAGCGGCCGCCGGCCTTGTCGCCCTCGCCGGCGGCCGCGTCGGCGGCTCCCCCGAACTGCTTCGCGATCTCGTCCTGGATGCCCTCGAGGGTCGGGACGAGGCGCATGTAGCCGGTGACGACCTCGTTGCCTTCGGGCATGCGGACCTACCTCTCGTCGTGCGCGCGGTGCGGTGTCGGCGGTCGGCGGGTGAAGCGGCCGCGGGAGTCGCGCGGCCGGCCGGGCGGTGCTGGCGGTGTCTTCGCCTGCGCGTCCCACCAGCCGTCAAACTCGACGACGGGGATCGCGTCGCGGCCGAGCGTCTGGGTGCGCTTCTTCTCCCACGGGCGCGGGATCGGCTTGGGTCGCGGCGCGGTCTTGCGGCCGGCGCGCTGCCAGTTGCCCTGCGCGAGGGTGTCGGCGATCATCGCGAGCAGCTGCTCGCCGATGTCCCAGCGGAGCCCGTGGACGGACTCCGAGGTCGATGACTCCGGGCGCTGCTCCCAGCGGCGGATGAGCAGGCGCAGCTCGAACCAGCTGAGCCGCTCGGTGCCGATGTCGTGCAGGTGGAAGCCGGCGAGCACGAGGTCGGTGCGGATGGCCTCTGCGTGCTCTCCGGTCAGGAGGTCGAAGAGGCCGAAGATTCCCCCAGCTCGATCTCCGAATCGCCCTTCCAGGCGCGGATGAAGTCGTTGAACTGGTTCCGGTCGAGCTCGTCGATGTGCTCGAGCTGCTCCTCGGTGAGGATCCCCTCGAGGAGGGTGAACGTCTGGTCCGCGCCGGCCAGCTTCCGCGACTTGCGGATGGCTCCCATCGGGACGTTCTCGAAGCGGGGCGCGACGATTTCGAAGCCGTCGGGCAGGGTGTGGTGGAACTTTTCCAGGGTCATCAGGAACCTCTCATGGGTCCAGGAACAGAGTGGTCACCGGGCGGGGGCGGGTTCCTGGGGCGCCCCCGCCCGGTGGTCGGTCAGGCGGAGAAGACGCCGTCGTCGGTGAAGATGTAGATGTTCTGGCCGTCGGCGTCGGGGTAGGTCGCGAGCGTGACGGGCAGCGTGATCGCGCCGGTCGCGGTGAGCGGGATCTCGCCGCGGTTCACGACCTGCGCGCGCGGGGCGACGATGAGGACCCGGCGGTCGCCGTCCTTGACCTTGAAGTACCAGGCCTTGATGGGCAGCTCGTTCTTGCCGAGCGAGGCGCGCATCTTCGTGCCGGAGGAACCGGTCGCCGGGGTCACCTCGACCTGGTCGTCGCCGAAGTAGTTGCGGGCCGACTCGGCGTTGAGCTCGAGGTGGGTCCAGGCGATCTCGCCGGTGAACTCGGAGAGGATGCGGCGGATCTCGGCGCCGGACCAGTCCTTGATCGTCTCGGTCGAGTCTGAGGGGGTGATGGTGACGCCGTCCTCGTTGACGTAGCCGGAGTCGCCGAGGCCGGCGCCGGTGAAGTCGTCGATGTCGTCGAAGACGGTGTCGAGCTCGGGCCCGGTGAGGATGGCTCCGGTGGCCTTCTGATCGGGCGCACCGACGAAGACGTTCTTGTTGCTGACAGGCATGGCTGCCCCTTTCAGGCGTGGTGGAGTGGCCGCGGCGCGCGCGACGAGGACCGCCCCCGGCGGGGACGGAGCGAGGGGGTCGTCAGAGCTCGGTGAGGCGGCTGTCGACGACGAGGGTGCGCGTGTAGCGGTTGCGCTTGGTGACGGGGTCGGCGCTGTTGGCTCCTCCGCCGAGCGAGCCGACGCGGTAGACGAGGATCCCGGGGAGGTGGTCCTCGCCGACGAGGGAGCGGATCAGCGCCGTCGCGACGCGCATGAGGCGCGCGGTCTCGGTGAGCGTCGGGCCGAAGCATTCGATGGTGATCTGCTGGCCGATGAGGACCTGGTCGCGGGTGTCGGTGCCACCGGTGTCAACGACGCGCACGTGCAGCCCGTCCTCGACGCGCCCGGAGACAGTCGCGGCGAGCCCGTTACCCGCGAGGCCCTCGGGCAGCCAGCCGATGAGAGCGGCGGCGAGCTCGGGCTCAGCGAGCAGCTCAGCCACGACGCACAGCCCCGAGCGCGGCCGCGAAGATCGTGGAGTCCTCACGGACGGCGTCGAACGCTTCGGCGGACACGGGACGGACGATGGTGGAGACGCGGTCGAAGCCGTAGAGACGCTTCGGCTCGAAGCCTTCGCCGAGCTCGTCGGCGGCGCGCTGCCCGGCAGCGTCGACCCAGTCCGCGACCGCGGGGGACTGCAGGATCTTCGCCATGCCCTTCGAGTTGAACTGGAGGCGGGAGACGTTCCTACCGGCCATGGGTCCACCTCCGCAGCACGAACAGGGTGTGGGCGAGCGCGCCGGTGGGCGAGGGGACGCGGCTGGGCTCGCCTTCGACTTCGTAGTCGACGCCGGCGTACTCGATGCGGTCTTCGGCGGTCACGTCGACGCCGGCGGGCGCGGCGACCTGGTACCCGGTCGCGACCGCGAGGCGGTCGTCGGTGACCTCGGTCGAGGTGATTGGTTCGAGCCAGCATCCGGCGATGGTGATCGTCTCGGGGGTGGCGTCGTAGTCGCGGACGCTGGTGCCCTGGTCGTCGATCTGCGGGTAGCGCTTCCGGGTGATCGTCATGCGGGCGAAGGTGGAGAGCATCAGGGGGTCCAGCCGATCCGGTAGGTCGCGAGCTGCTCCTGCTCGTGGGGGAGGAGGACGGTGCCACCGGCGACGCCTGCGGCGGTCGTGGACCAGGTGACGGACGCGGAGAGGGTCTGCTCGCGGACGATGCCGAGGGGCGAGCCGAGGGCGCGCGCGGCGATCTGCAGCGTGAGGTCGGCGACGGTGGCGGGGACCTCGTCGTAGCCGTGGGTGAAGGTGGCGACGATGCCGCCGAAGCGGTCGGTCCAGCGGCGGCCGCGGATGAGGCCGAGGCCGGAAACGTCGAGGGTCGCGATGTCGACGGTGGTGCCGCGCTCGACGATGCTGACGAGGTCGACGAGCCGGAGGGTGGGGAGGACGAGGAGGTCTCCGCCGGGTCCGTCGAGGCGGACTTGCAGCTCCTCGACCTTCGCGATGTGCCAGCCGCAGTGCTCGCGGATGAGCGCGGATGCGGCGGCGAGCGCAGTGTCGAGATAGGGGTGGCTGGTGGCGGTGATGGCGCCCAGCGACCGGGCGGCCATCTGCTCCTTGGTGGCGAAGGCCGTGATCACTGGGCGCCGCCTCCTACTTCGTGTCGGGCGCGGGCGCCTGCTTGTTGGCGGGCGCGGTGGCGGCCTTGGTGCGGGTGACCTTCTTGGCGGCCTTCCCGTACGCCTTCGCGTCGGCGTCGGAGAGCTGCAGGGTGTGGGTGATGCCGTTGATGTCGACGTCGTACTCGTCCATGTCGGACCTTCCTCTGAGGAGTGTGCGGATGAAGGGGTGGCGGGCGCGGGGGTGAGTCCGCGCCCGCCGGGGTGGGCTAGACCAGGGTCACCTTGGCGATTGCCGACGGGATCCGCACGGCGAGGGCGAGGCGCTCCTCGATGCGGGTCGTGATGATGTTCTTGGTGAACTTGCCCGCGTCGCTGTTGGTCGACTCGACCCGCACGCCGCCCTTGCGGTAGACGGTGGTCGCGGCCTTGAATGCTCCGACGACGACGGTCTTCGCGGGGACGGCCGCGGAGACGACGGTGTTGACGCCCCACAGCGGCGGCTTGGAGACCACGCCGCCGTTGCCGTACTCGCCGGAGAAGAACCCTCCGCCGTAGTACTGCTGGTTCGCGTCCTTCGCGAGGCGGAGTGCCTGGTAGTCGACCGGGTTGATGATGATGCCCTCGGCGGTGAGGCCGGTGGCGGTCTCGATGGCGGTCAGGGCGCGGAAGATCGTGTCCTGCGCGGTGTCGCCGGTCGCGGCCTGGTTGACCACCTGGATCCCGGAGCGGTTCAGGACGCCGGTGATGTTGGTGCCGGTGCCGTCGCCCGAGAGCAGCTGCGCCTCCTCGGCGAGGGAGAGGAGGTAGAGGCCGCGGTTGTTGATCTCGGAGACGAAGAACGGGACGTCCTCGACCATCTCGTCGGAGGTGTCGAACCAGGCCGCGATCTTCGACAGCTTGTCGGTGATCGGGGTCGGGTTGACGATGTGAATCTGCGGCTTCTGGCCGCCCTCGGCGACGGTCGAGAACGCGCCCTCGACGGCACCCTCGACGTAGTAGGTGACCGCGGTTCCGCTGATGCTGCCGGTGCCGAGCAGGTCGGAGACCGTGGGGCGGCGGTAGCTGCGGACGATGGTCTGGTCGACGTCGGTGAGCACGGGCCCGAAGGACGGGCCGACGGTGTTGACGTCGGACGCGGCCTTGTACTCGGGAGCGTCGACGGTGCGGCCGCGGGTCTTCAGCTGCAGGAAGCCGAGCTCGCCGACGCTCTTGGCGAAGTGGTCGCCGAGGGTGCGCGCCTCCTTCGGCTGCGGGGCGGGCGACTTCTGCTCGGGCTCGAGCTCGCCGAGCGACTTGAGCAGGCCGGCCGACTTCTCGGCCGCCTTGATCTGCTCGTCGATCGACTTGACCTCGGCGACGCGGTCCTCGACGGACTTCGCCTCCTCGGAGGTCATGTCGCGACTGGCGGCCTTGGCGCCGTCGACGGTGTCCTGAGCGGCCTTCAGGGCGGCCGCGCGCTTCTCGATGAGGTTCATCGGGTGTTCCTTTCTGCCCTACGAGAGGGCGAGGATGTGGAGTTCTGCTGCGACTGAGCTGACGGACGGGATGAAGCTCGGCTCCTCGGCCGCCTTCGCGTTGGCCCCGGGGGGCTCCTCGGCGTCGGCGGTGTTGGCCGGTGCGTGACCGCTGGCCTTCTCGCTGTCTTCTGCGGGGAGGGTGGCGAGGACGTTGCTCAGCAGATCGACTGCTGAGCGGATGTCGCCCTCGTTCTTGGCCGACAGGGTTCTGCCGGCCTTCGCCGCGTCGACGAGCGCTTCCGCGTTCGCCTTCACGGCGACGACTGAGGTGTCCTGGTTCGCGCCGATCGGCACGAACGAGAACTCGTAGACCTTGAGCTTCCGGAGCTCGTTGGCCTTGGCGCCGTCCTCGAGCTCGACGGCGCCTTCGTCGAGGACGTCGTACGCGAAGGACAGCTGCGAGAGACGGCGGCCCTTGACGAGGCGGTACACCTGCGGGCCCTTCGGAGAGTCGAGGTCGAACTTCCCGCGGACGCGCCAGCCGTGGTCGTCCTCGCTCATCTCGAGCGCCTCGGCGACGTAGAAGTCGGGGTCGTCGAGGCGGTGACCGAAGAGGCCGGGGAGGGCGTTGCCGGACGCCTCCCACTCGGCGATGGTGTCCAGGAACGCGCCCTTCGCGACGATGTCGCCGTAGCTGTCGGGCGTCCTGGTGAACGTGGACGGGTAGACGATGAACTCGCCCTCGGCGAGGCCGTCGTCGGGACCCGCCTTGACGTTGACGGGGACGGTCTTGGTCTCCATGGGGAGCCTCCTAGTAGCTGATCGAGACGCCGCAGTTGCAGCCGGAGACGCCGTCGGCGCCGAGGACGGGGTCGCCGGGCCAGTCGGCGCCGTTGGAGAACTGCTCGTCGATGCCGACGGTCTCGCCGTCCATCGCGGCGTGATCGGGGCGAGGGTTGTCGCCGGTCTCCCACGTCTTCTGGGCTGCGCTGCCGGTGGTCTGCTGCGCGGCTTCGACAAGTGCGAACCCGGCGAGACCGGCGACGAGCGCGGTCGCGGCGGATCCGGTGCGCGCGGACTCGGCCTCGGCGAAGACGTCGGCGGGGTCCGCTTCGTCGTCGTCGATGGCGTCGTCGAGCCGCTCCTTGGTGGTGGAGTTGATCGCGCCGGCGCGCGAGTCTGCGACTGCGCGGAGGAACGCGCGGGTGCGGTCCTCGTCGTAGTCGCCTTCGGTGAAGCCGAGGCGCTTCGACTGCTCCTGACCGAGCTCGGTGGCCGTGGTCATCGCGAGGGCGTAGAGGTCGTCGGAGAGCTCGCGGTCCCAGCGGGCGCCGTCCCAGTAGGCGCCGGCCGCCTTCGCGCCGAGGGCTCCCAGGACCGCTCGTCGTTGCCGGGCGAAGAACGCGGAGAGGACTTCCGCGGCCTTGTCGACGTAGGTGCTGGTGTCGAGGTCGTCGGACTTGAGCGTGACGCGCGCCCGCTCGGCGCGGCCGCTCTTCGTCGCGATCGCGGGGTGCGCCTTCGGTGCGGAGTCGCGGGGTGAGGCCTGCCCGCCGATGAGGACGTTCAGCGGGACGACGAGCTGCGCGGCGTCGCCGCCGAGGGCTGGCATGTTGCTGCGGGAGCGTGCCTCGTCGGCAGTCATCCACGGGCGGCCGACCGAAGAGGAGAGCACGGCGGCCTGCTCCTCGAAGGACCCCTGCAGCTTCTCGGCGATGTTGAACTCGGCGTAGACGTGCTCGGTGTCGGTGACGCGGGGGATGAGGAACGCGTTGATGCGGTCCTCGATCATCGAGATGATCGACCCGAGGGTGTCGCCGTAGAGCATCTTCCGGAACTCGCGGACGTTGGAGAAGTTCGCGTTGTCGAGGAGGCCGACCATGGTGGGGTTCACCTGGTAGACGGCAGCGACAGTCGCGAGCGCGAGCTTCGACCCTTGGATGTACTCGTCCTCGTGGGCGCTGAACCCCGGCCGCTTGTACTCCATGCCGTCCTCGAGGATCGGCGTGCCGCCGGCCTTCGGGGCGTCGTCGCCGGCGTAGTTCGCCTTCCACGCCTGGACGAACCGCTCGCGCACGCCGGGCTCCCACTTCGCGCCGACGGGGCGGGTGAGGTAGCCGCCGATGCGGCCGCCGCGGCGCCACATCTGCTCGCGGAAGGTCATCGCGTGGACCTGCTCGGCGAGGATCTGCTTGAGAGCTTCGACGGGCGACGACGAAGACGTCGGGGATCCCGGGTTCCAGCCGTGGAACCAGACGAGGTCGGGGAGGTCGATGCGCGTCGGCTGGATCTTCCCGGGCGGCGTGAACTCGACCCAGCCCGGGGTGAAGACCGAGCCGCCGCCGCGCGCGGTGATCCACGCGGGGGAGAGGGCGGTGAGGGTCCAGCCGGAGGGCGCGTCGACGTCGGGCGCGAGGAGCCAGAACGCCTCGTCGTAGAGCGCGAGATCGGCGACGAGGCCGAAGATCAGCTCGTAGGTGGTGGTGTCTGCGTTCGGCCTGCCGAGGAGGCGGGCGGCGCTGTCGTCGCGGAGTCGGCGCCGGTCGGTGTCGGAGACACGCTCGAAGACGTGGACGCCCAGCTGCGCGACGTTCCTGGCGAGGAACGTGACCACGGTGCGGAGGTACGGCTGCGTCCGCCAGAGCTCGTCGATGGGCATCCCCAGGACCGTCGACTTGAGGTCGTTGCCCCAGATGATCTGCTGGTAGTCGGTCTGGTTCCCGCGCAGGAGCGAGATGACATCGCGGATGCCGGCCATCGCGCCTCCATTCACACGACGAGGAGGTCCCCGTCTTCGTACGCCGACCGGAAGGTCTGCGGTTCGTTCATCAGCAGCCAGAGCGCGCCGATCGCGGCCATGAGCGGCGCGGCGTCCTCCGGAGATCTCTTGCGGTCGATCGCCCAGCCGTCGCCAAGCGCCTTGATCTGGGCGGTCGCCGCGGCGATGTCGAGCGGCGCCTGCGCGCCGTGCGTGAGCGTGACGACGTCGTCGCCGTCGTCGAGGGTGTGGCGCAGCGCGTCGTAGAACTGGCCGCACGCGCGCGACAGCTCGGCGTCCTGCCAGGGCTCGAGCGTGATGCCGGCCCGCTCGAAGTCCGCGACGAGCGAGGACACGGGCGCGCCGCGAGTCTGCAGCGTCACGAGGTCGGGGGCGACCTGCCGGTCGGCGTGGAGCAGCCACGGGATGACCCACTCGGTGCCCGCGCGGCGCGCGGCGAGCTCCACGCGGCGCCGGCCCTGGTCATCCCAGAACGCGATCGCGATCGACGCCCAGGTCCGGTCGTGCGACACGTCGACGCAGTAGGCCGCGGCGCGGGTCTGGTCGCGGGTCACGCGCTGCTCGAGCGCGCGCTGCCAGGCACCGTTCGGGAACGGTCCGGCGCCGGCCGAGTTCACGAACTGGCAGAGGACCTCCGTGCGGAACTCCCACTCGGGGTCCGTCAGCGCAGCCGCGGCGATGGTGCGCTCGGTGAGCTCGGTGTGTCCCATCGACGGGTTCGCCTCGGCCCAGCCGTCGCGGTCCCAGATGCCGCGCTGCACGCCGTCGACGTCGCCCGCTGACCACTCGAAGAGACCGATCGAGTCGACGTCGACGTCCTCGGCGATGTCGTCGGGCAGGGAGTCGAGGACGGTGCCGGTGATCGCGCCGATCGCGACGTCGCGCAGGTGCCGCAGCACCACCGACGCGGCATCGCCGGCGTTCGAGACGCCCCACACCTGGGCGCGCTTGCGTGCCATGGATGTCTTCGACGTCGCCGACCACGCCTTCCAGTCCTGGTGCTCGCGGAGCTCGTCGAAGATGATGAGGTCGCCGGAGAACCCGCGCCCTCCGCGGCGGTTCGCGGCGGCGATCTTGTACCGCTCGCCGCCGTCGAGGAGAAGCAGCTGCGAGCCCTTCCCCGCCTTGAGATCCTGGATCTCGTTCGCGAGCTCGGGGACCGCCTCGGCAACCGCGACGGCCTCGCTCCACGCCTTCTCGGAGTGGTCGAGCGACACGCTCGTCCCGAGGATCATGCGGGCGCCGTCCTGGAACATGCGCCACAAGATCAGCGACGTCAGCAGCGTCGACTTCCCGTTCTGCCGGGCGACCAGCAGCAGCACCGTGCGGAACCGGAACACGGCGCCCGGGCCGGGGAGAATCTCGAGGGCGTGGATCAGGAGCCACCGCTGCCACTCGAGCAGCCGCGGGAACAGACCGAGATAGTCGGTGTCGTCGCTCGGGTCGCGGTGCGCGTCGAGCTCCTCGAGGCGGTCGCGGATCCAGTCCGTGAACTCAATCACCTCGAAGCCGAGGGACGTGTCCGCGGTCAGCGGCCGCAGAGGCGGCGTGTACAGGCGGGGGATCGCGCAGCCGTACCGTCTACCGCGCCCGCTTCTCGGGCCGCTGGAACTTCGAGACGTTGCTCGGGCTTTCGGCCGCGTCTGGCTGGCTGCCGCCATCGCTGCCTCCAGTCGAGTCGGGGACGAAGCGCAGGGAGCGCAGCTCGCGCAGCAACCGCACGGACGGGGTCGCGCCGAGATCGGATAGCACGCGGGACAGGGCACGGTGAGCGGCGCGCGCGGCCGGCCGGTCGCCCTCTGCGAGGGACACGTCGACGTCCTCGGCGAGGAGTCGCGCCTGCGCGATCGAGGCGGCGTCCGACTCCTTGAGCCACTTCGCGGCGGCGATCGCGGAGTCGACCGCCGTCCTCATGGTGACGCCCACCGTCACGGGGTGAGCGTCACGCTCGACCGCCATCTGCTCGTCGCGCTCAGCGGCCTTGCGCGCCCGGTACCGCCGCGCCCTGTCGGCGTTCTTCGCCTTCCGCTCCGCTTCCGTCTGCACGAGACCTCCGCTGCATCAGGCGTGACGCGCACGCGACGTCTTGAAGTGGCTCACTCCCGATGGGGGAGATCTCTGCCGGTGGAGTGACCTGGGCCGTCGTTGCTGGCGATCGCGACCCCCCTACCCCTACAACCGGAGCACGCCGCGAACTGCGAGGAAGATGCTCGGGGAGTCGGGCGCGGGCCGTTGTGTCGCGAAGGGACGATCAGTGCCGTGATCGAAGTACTCGACCTGCAGGATGGCGCCGTCGTGTGAGAAGCGCCACCGCATGCCGCTGCTCGTCACCTCGACGCGGTCAAACCGCCGGATGGCATCGACGAGCCGGTGATAGTCAGAGTCGTCCATGGTCACCATGCCTCGGAGGTCTCGCCGATGCTCGCGATGGCAGGTCCGTCGCCCTTGCCGCGGTTGCAGCGGTGGGCTGTGGGTTGGACGTTACCGGGGTCGAACTCGAGGTGTGGGTGAGTGATGACGGGGAGGCGATGGTCGAGCTCGAGCGCGTCAGGGGTGTTGGCGGGCGCGTCGTAGTCGATGTGCTGCTGGCCGCAGATGGCGCAGGCCGCGTTCTGGGCCTTCCATCGGGCCTTGTGCTCGGCGCGGAACTCGGTGGCGCGGCGGCCGTGGGTGCGGGCCATGCTGCTCCCGCCTGATGAACTAGTCGGTCGGCTTCCGGCGCGCGAGCATGTCGATGCGGCGGGCGTCAGCGACGTAGACGTCGTCGAGAACGAAGCGAAGAACAGTCAGGGCGTCCTTCGCGTCTTCCTCTGTCGGAACATCGTCGATCTCGCCGTGCGCCATGTCATTCCCGAGGATCCGAAGGACGTGAGCCATCTCTCTGGTGCCGTTGCGGATGTGCCCGTCGCTGTGCAGAACGTTGATCTTCTGCACGAGGGATCCAGTCTCGATCTTCTTCTCCCGCGCTGTGGCCTCGATCGCGCTTCGCACGAGGAGGAGCACGGCACGATGAGCGCCGACGCTGAACGCGTCGTGGGCCTCCTGAAGGTAGCCGGCGACGCCTTCGGGCAGGAAATCGGTATCCGCCTTCAGGAGCGGAGGAGGCGACCAAGTCTGGACCGTCATGCTCTCCCCCTTCGTGATCGCTTCGCTGCCGACATAGGTCGTCCCGACCTCGCGCTTGTAGCTGTCTTTTGCGGATACCCCGGTTACTACGTTGAACTTCTTGCAGGCATCGCAGGTCGCAGCAACTTCGAGCTCGTACCGGTAGTAACTGCCCTGCCCGGGGTCATCAAAGCTCACCCCGGAGACCCGAGCGACTTGCGCAGTGAAGTGGGTCGAGTTGGCGCAGAAGGCGCAGATACCGGTGAGCACGATCCTTAGCATGACAGGCCAGTGGGGCGGGCGCCGTGCCGTGTCTCGACGGCTGTCGGCGCCCGCCCTGGTGACCCGTGCTGCCCGAACCCGGAGGGTCAGTACCGGGCCGGGGCCGGAAGGGTGCGACCCCGGGAACGGCGAAACCCACCGGGCCGCTGTGCGGTGGTGGGTTTCGTCGTGATCATTACTCTGGCGGGCCTCACACCGTGCCTGTCAAATCTTCGAGGCAAATCGGCTCGATTTCTGGTTGACGATCGATCGGCGCAGCCATGCGGTGAGCTCGGCTTCGTCGATCTCGACATGCTGATCGCCGATGCGGCGGTGAGGCATGCCGTGTCGCATCCACCTCTGGATGGTCCAGCGGGAGCGGCGCACTCGGCGTGCTGCTCCACGGACCGAGTACACCTCCTCGGTCATGCGGCGGCGGCCGCCGGCGGCTGGTGGCAGGTGCAGGTGCAGTCGGCGGGCTCGTCGGTCTCCTGGTTCCAGGCGTCGCCGTGGCAGGCGCCGTGCTTTCCGACCTCGCACTCGGGGTTCAGCTGGTCAGCCACGGTCGCCCTCCTCAGAGGTGGGCGGGACTGGCTCGGAGTAGGTCTCCCAGACACGAGGACGAGCGCGGAGGAGTCTGCCGCCCGTCGCCTTGGCGCAGATCAGAGCTCGTTCGGGAATCTCGTCCTCGTGCACACCGCCGTCCGCATCGGTCCAGGCGTACTCCCACTCCTCCGCCGTCTCTACGGTGCGCGAGGCGTGCTCGCCCGGGTCGTTGCAGTGGCCCTCGGTGTCGGCGAAGCAGCCGTGCTGGTGGGCCGGTGCGGGGCACGTTTCCGACCCGTCGCAACCGGGGCAGGCGTCGTCTAGTGCGGCGAGCCCGGCTTCCGCGGTGCGCACCCGGGCGAGTAGGGCGGGCGCGGCATCGGCGAGGTGCTCGACAGGGTAGCTCCACTCGGGGTTGGACTCTCGACGCGCGAGCAGCTGGTCGATCGCGTCGAGGTCGGCGTCCTCTCGCGGGAGAGACGCAGGCCGCTCGTTCCATCCGCGGGTGTACGCGATCCGCAGGGTGTCGCCGGCGTGGCCGGGGAACACAGCACGGGGGAAAGCGTCGAGGGCCCAGCGCTCGGCGTCCGGGGTCAGGGGCTCGGTGTCAGCCACGATCAACTCCGTTCTGGTTTTCGATCAGGCGGAAGCGGACGTCGAGCGAGTGAGCCGAGACGCGGGTCTTCGCGCCCACGGGCCGTCCGCGCTGGTCGACGGAGACGACGAGGAACGAGCGCGGGCTGCCGCCGAGCTTCGGCTTGTGCCGCTCCTGGAGTGTCGTCTGCCGCTGGTTGTCGTGCAGCCGGAGGACGCGCACGCGGCGGTGGTTCATGCGGTAATCGCGCTCCTCGAAGACTAGGCCGATGTACGGGTCGATGGGGGTCTGGTCAGCCACGGTTGGCTCCTTCGGTGTAGGTGATGCGGGGGTCGCCGGCTGCGATGTGGAAGCCGATGACGGCGGCGGCCGCTGCGGCGATCGCGGCGAGGGCGAGCAGGGTGGCCTTCATGCGGGGGCTCCTTCGGTGAGGACGTCGTCGGTCTCGACGTCGGTGGCGGGGGTCCACTGGCAGTAGTCGCAGCGGATGGTCTCGACGTTGTCGACCGTGCGGGTGATGACGAGGCGGCGCTCGTCGCAGACGGGGCAGGCGACGGTGCGGGGTCGGACGAGCGGCGGGTCGACGGGGAAGCGGCCGCGGATGATCTTGATCATCTCGGCGAGCTCGTCGTACCAGACGACGATCGTGTCGAGGGCGGCGATCTTCGGGCCGTGGCCGAGCTCGAAGCGGATGAGCTCGGAGAGGAGGACGTCGGCCTTGCCGAGGTCGGTGTCGCGGGGGAAGCCGGGGACGTCCTCGTCGCGGCGCCACCGGTCGAAGAGGAACGCGGGCGGGGCGACGTGCAGCTCGCGGGCGTGGTTCTTGACGACGTCGGCGAGCTGCCCGAAGAAGGTGTCGGTCGCTTCGACGGCCTGCTCGTTGAACGGGAGCTTCCAGGTGCGGGACGAGTCGACGCGGTCGGACTGGGCGAGGGAGGAGCCGAGGCCGGGGGTGCGGAGGGTGAACGCGTGGAGGGCGAGCTCGTGGCCGTAGCGGAGCCAGTACCGGATCCGGGAGTAGCAGGGGCCGCAGAGGTGGCCGTAGCGGGCGGCGGCGGGGTAGCAGCCTCGGCAGACGTCGGTGCCGGGGCAGTCGTCTGCGTGGACGTCGCGGGCGGCGTGCAGTCGGGCGCAGGGGGTGATGGTGGGGGCGGCGTCGAGGAGGGCGAGCTGCTGCAGGGTGGTCATGGTGGGGTCCTTCCTCAGAACGGAGGGGTGCTGCTGGGTGGGGTGTCGAGCTCGTCGATGGAGACGTCGCCGATGTCGGCGAGGGTGGTGGGGTAGCGGGCGCCGCACTGGTGGGCGGGGAGGATCGCGATCGCGTAGGGGGTGTGCCTGCGGAGGGTGATCGCCCAGCGGCGGGAGAGCCGGTAGGTGCCGACGATGGTCTTCTCGAGGAGGTAGGTGGGCCGGTCGAGGATCGTGCAGGCGACCTCGTCGACGGGGGTGATGGGGGTCGGGTCGACGCGGGCGGGGCCGAGGAAGACGCCGTCGATGTCGTCCCAGTCGTAGATGAAGACGGGCTCGGAGCAGCGGGGGCACTGGTCGGGGCGCGGTTCTTCGGGGCCGCGTCTCATGGCCGGCTCCGGGGTCCGCAGTGACCGATATCGGTCCTGGTGACGTTGAGGCTCCCTGCGCGAGTAACAGGAGTTCCCTTAGTTCCATCAAAGAGCTGCGTCATGCTGAAATATCGGTCACTATCGGTCACTGAGGGGTGAAAAGTCCAGGTCGGCTGCCGTTTCTGGCAGTGACCGATCGCGATTTGGTCGGTCACTTTCGGTCACTTTCGGTCACTGGGTGGGCGGGGTGGCAGTGACGGATCGAGTGTCCGTTCAGTGACCGATCGGCGAGGGTCAGAATCCGGTCCACGGCGAGCTCTCCTTCGGCTGCTCGGCGTCGCTCTCGTCGCTGTAGAGGGTGACGTTGGTGTAGAAGCGGCGGCCGTTGGAGCGGGCCTCGCCGACGGCGAACTCCTGCCGGAGGCGCCGGCCGAACGCCTGGCCGACGAGCTCGTCCTCGTGCTCGGAGCGGCACCACTTCGAGTACTCGCGGCGCAGCTCGGCGGTGTCGACGCGGACGTACTCGCCGCCGCCGATGCGGCACCGGTCTTCCATGAACCGGGCGAGGTGGTCCTCTTCGGCGGCGTATGAGGCGGTCGCCTCGCGGACGGCCGCGGGGGAGCCGAGGCCTTCGCGGACGGCGTCGGCGTAGCCGCGGACGATCCACGCGAGGATGCCGGGGCCTTCGTCGCGGGCGAGGATCGACTGCAGGTCGTCGACCTTCTCCTCGTCGGTGATCTGGTGCTCGAAGGGGATGAGGCGCAGGCGGCGCCAGAACGAGAAGCCGCCGGATGCGACCGCGGGCTGGTGGTTGCCCATGAGCCAGAGGGTGTGGGTGGGTTCGAAGGTGAAGAAGTCCTGCCGCATGAAGCGGGCCTTGATGCGGTCGCCGCCGGTGAGGGCCTTCATCTTCGCTTCGTCGAAGCGGGTGTTCTCGTTGACCTCGGACGCGACGACGAGGCGGCGGCCTTGGAGGTCGGCGAGCTCGGTCTCGTGCTTGTCGCGGCCCGCGAGGAGGAACCCTTGGGGGGCGGAGGTGGCGTAGTCGCCGAGGACGCGCATGAGCGTCTCGAGGAACACGGTCTTCCCGTTCTGGCCGCCGCCGTGGAGGAAGGGGAGGACGTGGTGGGCGGTGTCGCCGTGCGCGGTGATCCCGGCGAGGCGCTGCATGAACTGGATGAGGTGTCGGTCGGACTGGAAGGTGACGTCGAGGAACCGGTCCCACTGGGGGGTGGGGAGGTCGAAGTCGACGGTGACGGCGGTCTGGCGGGTGTGCATGAGGGCGGGGTG